TTTCGCGTCACCAGGTGCGTAATAACTAACTAATTAAAAAGGGGGCTTTCGGGCCCCCTTTTTTTATGATAGAAAGATAGGACTCATGAAAACATTTCGAATACAAATAAGAGCATATGGCTACTATGCTGATTTTCAACTTGCATCAGAAGACAGCACTGAAGCATTCAATAATGCACTAGTTGACAAACTAGGAGAAAATGCTATAACATGGGAAAAAGATGGATTTATAGACCATCGTAAACTATGGATAACCTACGAGGAGATCATAGATGCAGACTCAAGTAAGAGACCTTTACAAAGCGAAGAGAGGACTCGAGACAGAGTGGGCGGTGCAACAGCGTGATAACCAAAGATATACTTTGGACATGGTTAGGATTGACAATAAAATTAGAGAAGTTGTTAATCAAATTAAGTTAGAAGAAGCTAGATTAGCTAATCTAACTAACAAGATCGAAGACGCAGCACCCGAAGTTTCTGTAGCTACTTAGTAAAAAGCTACATCTTGGATAAATATCAAACCAAAGCACGGGCTCCCTTGCACTCTACTAAAAAAGAGAGTATAAATTCATCACTGTATAATTATTAAAGATCATAGACGCGTACAGTCGACGGCCTAGAGACTATGATCGTATAAACTAGGAGGATATAATATGGCAAAAACAACGTTTTCAGGACCGGTGATTTCCAAAAATGGATTTCAAAATACGGGACCTGGCATGACTGTTAGCTTAACAGCTGACACAACTTTGACAGTTGCTGCGCACGCAGGAAAAATCTTACTTACAAATGACGCTGATGGTAAATTTACTTTACCAAGTATCAACGTAAATAGTAATGGTGCTTCTGCAGGTGATAACGACTTCAATAACTTAAACAACATTGGTGCAACTTTTCACTTTTATGTGGAAACAGCTGCAACTGATATGGACATCAAAACAGATGGTACTGACAAATTTAAAGGCGGTATCATGATAGCTGTAGATGATGGCTCTAAAAAAGCTTTCATACCAGGTGCATCTAACGATGTTATAACTATGAATGGTTCTACAAAAGGTGGAATCGTTGGTAGTGTAGTATCTTTCACAGCGATTGATACAGCTACATATTTGGTTCACAATTCTTTATTGCTTGGATCAGGTACAATAGTAACACCATACGCAGACGCGTAATAAGTAATTAGTGTGGGTCTTCGGACCCACACTTAAATTTAAGGAGATAAAATATGTCGTCAGATCAACGATTTACAAGGATAACATCTACTGGCCAAGTTCAAACTGTTGCTGGTGGTTCTACTGCTATCGGACCTGCAAGAATAACTTATATTCAAGCAAAGGGAAACGCTAGTGGACAACTTACACTTAGAGATAGTGCAGATAATTCTGGAACTATACTTTTTCTAGCTCACTTTGGAACAGAAGGTTTAGACATTTATGTTCCAGGAAATGGTATTAGATTCGAAACTTCAGTTCACGCAACTATATCTGGTACAGGTTCTGTTACACTTGGATATACTGGCTAGGAGATTAAATGGCTAATACTACTTCGGGAACAGTTACGTTCGACAAAACTTTTGCTATTGATGAGATAATAGAAGAAGCGCATGAACGTATTGGTTTACAAAACGTAGCTGGTTACCAACTAAAATCTGCGAGAAGATCATTAAATATCTTGTTTCAAGAATGGGGAAACAGAGGTATTCACTATTGGGAAATAGGTTCTACAAACCTAGACTTAATAGAAGGACAATCTGATTATGATTTTTTTAGATCAAGTGATGATGGCACAAGTGCTACGACAACTGCTCCAGCAAGTGTGTTTGGTATATCCGATGTATTAGAAGCACAATTAAGATCTAACAGAACTCAAACAACACAATCAGATTCACCGATGACAAAAGTAGATAGATCTACTTATGCAGCGTTTTCTAATAAATTATCAAAAGGCACACCCAATCAATATTGGGTAGAAAGATTTATAGATAAAGTTACAATACACGTTTACCCAACTCCAGATTCTACAAATGCTTCTAAAGACATGCATTTCTTTTTTATAAAAAGAATACAAGATGTGGGTGATTACACTAATGCAACAGATGTACCATTTAGATTTGTACCTTGCATGGTATCAGGACTATCTTACTATTTAGCACAAAAATATAAACCAGAATTAATACAACCTATGAAACTAGTTTACGAAGATGAGTTTGCTAGAGCGTTGGCAGAAGATGGCTCTGCGTCTAGCACTTACATAACACCAAAAGCTTATTACCCAGGAACATAATGGCAAAATACGCAACAGGTAAATACGCAAAAGCAATATCAGATAGGTCAGGATTAGAGTTTCCATACAAAGAAATGGTTAGAGAGTGGAATGGATCTTTTGTTCACGTATCAGAATTTGAACCAAAACAACCACAGTTAGAACCAAAACCTATGAATGGTGATGCAATATCTTTGCGTGATGTTAGACCACCTAGAACAGAGAACGCTGTTCCATATTTATTACCAACAGATGCTTTTGAAACTTATGAAGCAGGATCTAGAATAATAAATGTTACAGCACCAGGACATGGAATAACAAATGGAGATACTAAAAGATTTAGAGGAGCCCCTCTTGCAACCACTGCATCAGGAGGATCTTTTCAATTTGCAAACCCACAAAGTTTTGATGGCATAACTGGAGTTAATATAGCTAAATCTGCTGGTTATACAATTACAACTGGTCTCTATGTAAACGATGCTAGAAATACTAGTGATTTCTCTGTCGCTAATTTTTTCCATTTTACAGTTGATACAGATACTGCTACAAAGGGTGGAGTAAAAGGAGGAGGCGATGGCTGTTCAGTTGGACCAGTCACACTATCAGCATAATGGCAGGAATTAGTTATAGCACTTTGGTTACACAAATTAGAAATTATACAGAAGTAGATTCAAATGTTTTATCTACAGATCAATTAGAAAATATTATTTTAAACGCACAATACAGAATAATGAGAGATGTTCCTATTGATGCTGATAGACAACAACAAGTTGCTAATTTTGTTGCTGGTCAAGAATCAATAAATGTGCCAGCTGGGGCTCTTTTTATAAGAGGCATACAAGTTTATGACACAGCTGGAACAGAACTTACTGGAGCTAACAGATGGCTAGAAAAAAAAGATTTTACATATTTACAAGAATATCAAGATGTTACGGGCACATCAGCTGCCCAAGGTAAACCTAAATATTATGCCATGTATGGTGGAGCTACAGGAGATGGTGAAACTAATTCTGGAAGAATTATAGTTGCTCCTGTTCCTAACACTACTTATAGATTTAGAGTGCATTTTAATAAAATGCCAGCTACCCTAGAGTCTAGTAATCAAACTAATTATATCAGCGTAAATTTCCCAAATGGCTTATTATATTGCTGTTTGGCAGAGACTTATGGCTTTTTAAAAGGTCCAGCAGATATGTTGACATTATACGAGCAAAAGTATAGAACGGAAGTACAGAAGTTTGCTAACGAGCAAGTTGGAAGACGAAGAAGAGACGACTACACTGATGGCACTGTTCGAATACCAATAAACTCAGCAAACCCATAATAGGAGATAAATATGGCAATTACATCGGCAATAACATCAACTTTTAAAAGAGACCTGTTAAAAGGTAAACATGATTTTCAAGCATCTGGTGGACACACTTTTAAAATAGCTTTATTTACTAGTTCAGCATCTTTAGGTGCATCCACTGAAGACTACTCTACTTCTAATGAGATAACTAACTCATCAGGAACTGCTTACACAGCTGGTGGTGCTACTTTAACAAATTCTGGAGTTTCTTTATCTTCAACAACAGCATTTACAGATTTTTCTGATGTATCATTTACATCAGCTTCTTTCACAGCTAACGGTGCATTAATTTACAATACGACAACAGACGGTGGTTCAAGCACAACTGACGCTGTTGCAGTGATTGCATTTGGTGCTGATAAAACTGTAACTAGTGGAACTTTCACTATTCAATTTCCTACAGCAGACGCTTCTAACGCGATCATAAGACTAGCATAAGGAGGCCTTCCTTATGGCATCAACCTGGGGCAATAATACTTGGGGAGCCAATACATGGCAATCTGAAGTAGTAGCTGTTTCTTTAACAGGTATATCTATAACATCATCAATTGGTTCTGTAGACGCTTTTAACGAAGCTGGATGGGGATCAGATGGTTGGGGTGAAGACGGTTGGAGTGGAACTTTTACAGTAACTTTATCAGGTATTTCTTTCTCTGCTTCTGTTGGAGAAATAACAGGATTTAATTCTCAAGGTTGGGGAAGAGATGGATGGAGTCTTGAACCGTGGGGTGAGAGTAATGATCCAGCTGTTAACGTAACTGGTCTAGAAATTACATCTTCTTTAGGAACAGCAGACGGATTTAATATATCGGGTTGGGGTAGACAAGCATGGAATAATTCAGGATGGGGTGTTCAATACGCTCAGGAACTTGATGGAATATCCATGTCATCTTCTGTTGGATCTGTAGACGCTTTTGATACTACGACTGTTGAAGTTTCAATGCCTCAACAAATGGATGCACTACAAGGAAGTGCAACAGCTGATGCAGAAACTATAGTTACTCCAACAGGATTCTCTATCACTTCTTCACTTGGAAACGCTGATGGATTTAACTTTGCTGGTTGGGGTAGACAAGCATGGAATAACTCAGGATGGGGTGTTGCATTTACTGTAGAAGTTGGTGGAGTATCAATGTCTTCATCTTTAGGCACTGTTGATGCAGGCGATATTCAACAAGTAGAATTAACAGGTCAATCTATAACTTCATCACTTGGAGAAATTTCTCCAGCGGATGTAATTGGTATATCTTCACCTGGTGAGATAACATCAACTTTAGGTGAGATAACAAGTGTTGGAACTTTAGTTGGTTGGGGTAGAAATGGATGGGGAGAAGAGCCTTTTGGTTCATCTGTAAACAGCCTAGTGACTCTTACAGGTGTAAGTTCTAGCTTTAATGTTGGATCAATAAGTCCTGCAGATGTAATGGGACTAACTGGTCAAGAGGCTACACCTAGCGTTGGTTCTATAGCTCCTGCAGATGTAATGGGACTAACTGGTCAAGAATCTACATTAAGTGTTGGTTCTTTAGTAGCTGCCGATGCAATAGGAGTATCAGGACAATCGATAACGTCATCTGTT